TTAGATTTATCAAGGGCTCAACAATTAAAGATGCTTGGTAATGGTGTAGTTCCACAACAGGCTTATTATGCATTGGAGTTATTACATGAGTGAGGCAGGGTATTCAGATACTTGGTTAGATGAAGATGATTACAGGATTGTGACATGCCGTCTGACCTGCGGTTATGCTAGATGATTTGGAGTCATATGATACGCTCTAGGCAAGTATTTGCCCTAAAGGCAAAAACGCGAGCCCGTAAGGCTCAGCTCGCGAGGTGCTGGCTAGTCGGGGGAGCTTTGTTTGTTTTACAAACCTTTGCATTAGATGTAGCACAATCTCAAACCATTAAGGTTAATACATTAAAACAAATTACATTTCACAAGATGAATTACAACTTTGAACAGTTCTATTGTTTAGATGAGATTGTATACAAAGAAAGTAGATGGAATCCTAAAGCTAAGAATCCTAAGTCAAGTGCTTATGGATTGTTTCAGATACTTAAATCTAAAGAGAAAGATCCTATTAAACAGATTGATAACGGATTAAAATATATAAATGCAAGATACAATGGATGTGCTTGCACTGCGCTCGCACACCATAAAGCTAAAGGCTGGTATTAGTGAGTAGATCAGCATTAAGGGATAGTGGTAGCACTAGACAATGGCGTAACATAAGAGAGCGAATACTTAGACGCGATCAGTTTATATGCCAGTATTGTGGACAAGAAGCTAATACAGTAGATCATGTAATACCTAGAAGGTTAGGTGGATTAGATAGTGATGATAATTTAGTTGCAAGTTGTCGTAGATGTAATTTATCGAAGGGTGGGCGGTTTTTTGTCGCAAGGAGAACACCACCGACCCCCCGTTCCTTTTCTAACCCACAAAACACCTCGATCGCCCACGATCAGGCTGGATCGCTTTGAACAAATTTGAAAAAGATTTGATCGACTCAGTTAAGGCTGGATCTGAATTAGGAGGTGTGGCAACTCCACGAATTCACTCCAAACTCAATGATTTGCCGTCTAAAGGTCAAGAAATGATTGACTTTGCAGCTGAGATCGGTATCCCGTTAATGGAATGGCAAAAGTTCGTAGCAATTCATGGGCATAAGGTTAAGCCAGATGGTAGATGGCATCACACGGAGGCTGGCCTTTTGATCGCACGCCAAAATGGTAAGTCCACATTTATGATGTTGCGTATTCTGACTGGCATGTTTGTGTGGGGCGAGAATCTACAACTATCCTCAGCTCACCGATTAACTACATCTTTAGAAACCTTTAGACAAATGGTTTCATTAATTGAGGAAAATGATCGTCTAGCATCTGAGGTAAAAAAGATACGATGGCAACATGGCGCTGAGGAAATGGAATTAAAGGGTGGTCGTAGGTTTGTGGTAAAAGCAGCTAATAATGCTTCAAGAGGTATTTCTAAACCATCTACAATCCATTTAGACGAATTAAGAGAATATAAGGATGAGGATGCTTGGTCATCAATGCGTTATACCATGATGGCTGCACAAAATCCTCAAGTATGGATTTATTCAAATGCTGGAGACCAACATTCCGTAATCTTAAACAAATTGCGTGAGAGGGCATTAGCATCAGCCACGACTAATGACCCGTTAGGTTGGTTTGAGTGGAGTGCCGAGCCAGATGCACCGATTACCCTTCCGTCGGGTGATATTAACTGGCCAGCCTTTGCTCAAGCCAATCCATCTTTGGGAATAACAATTCATCCAGATAATTTAAGAGCTGTAATAAATGATCCACCTGATATTGTGCGAACCGAAGTTTTATGTCAATGGGTAGATACAATCAATTCTGCTATTGATGCACAAAAATGGGAATTGTGTAAAACTGACCCTATACCATTAGATCCTGACAAAGAAACTTGGTTTGGATTAGATTTAAGTCCAGATCGTAAATTTGGTGCTTTAGTGGCTACTCAGAAATTACCAGGAGAGAAATTCAATTTAGTTTTACTTCATACATGGTCAAATGATTATTCAATAAATGATTTAGCGGTTGCAAACGATATTGCACCATATGTAAGAAAATATAATGTTCAGACTGTCGCTTATTCCAAAAGGACTGCACAAGCCGTCGCAAGTCGGTTAGTTCCTGCTGGAATTCCCATTACAGATATGGATGGGGCGATATACGCTGAATCATGCGATCGGTGGTTAGGCGCAATCAATTCCCATCGATTACAGCATGGGGGTCAGGAGGAACTGACTCAGCAAACACTATCGGCTGCGAAACTGCCCTATGGGGATGGGTCATGGATCATCGGTAGGAGAGCAAGTAGAGTCGCAGTTTGTGCAGCTGTGGCATCTGCTTTAGCAACTTATTTCGCGACACAGGTAGAAACGGAAGTTGACATTCAGATTGCTTAGAGTAAATTAAGCACCGGTTAATCCCCATGATTAACTACAAACCAGACTAGGTTTTTCTTGATAGGTTCTACTTAGTCTGGTTTTTTAATTTATGTGTTGAAATGCCATAATTCGGACTTTATGGTATATTATGTACCAATGGGATTATTCGATAGATTTCGGGCAACTCAACCAGATAATTCAGTTGATGTAGCTGCTGCACTTTCACCTTATAACGCACAACAATTAGTTGGCGGAATTTTATTTGGAACAACAACTGCAACGCGTGAACAATACATGGCAATACCATCTGGAGCGCGTGCAAGAAATATTATCTGTTCAACAGTCGGATCTTTACCGCTAGAACAATATAATCATTTTACAAATGAACACATAAGACCAAATCGTGTAATTATGCAACCAGATCCAAGAGTTGCAGGATCAGCAATATACGCATGGATCGCTGAAGATTTATTATTGTATGGTGTTGCTTATGGAATGATTATGGATGCTTATGCAGCAACAGATGCTTCAAGAATTAGAGCATGGACAAGAATTGCACCTAATAGAGTATTTGCTTCATTAAATGGTAATTCAACTGAAATTGAATATTACACAGTAGACGGCAAGCGAGTGCCACCTTATGGATTAGGTTCATTAATTGTATTTAACGGATTAGATGAAGGAATATTAAATCGCGCAGGTCGCACAATTAAAGCAGCTGCTGAATTAGAAAAGGCTGCCGAAATGTATGCCAAAGAGCCAATGCCACAAATGGTTCTTAAATCAAATGGCACAAATTTAACACCTGAAAGAATTACAAAACTTTTAGAGTCATGGAGAATATCAAGATCAACAAGAGCAACTGCATTCCTAAATGCTGATGTTGAATTACAGGCTTTAGGCTTCGACCCTGCTAAATTACAATTAAATGAAGCCAGACAATACCTTGCTCTGGAAATCAGCAGAGCATCGGGAATTCCGGCATCATTCGTATCTGCTGAAACTACTTCAATGACTTATTCAAATATGACAGCCGAAAGAAAAGCATTAATTGACTTTTCACTTCGTCCAATACTTACATCAATTGAACAAAGACTAAGTCAGCCTGATTTCGTGCCAAATGGCATGGAGGTTCGATTTGATATTGATGATTTCTTGCGTGGCTCAGCATTAGAGCGAGCGCAAGTTTATGAAATCCTAAACCGCATTGGCGCGATGAGCGTTGAGCAAATCCAAGAGGAAGAAGACCTAATACGATGAAAATTAGTTTCCCAATAGAGATAACAGCTGCTGATACAAATAAGCGCACAATCTCAGGAAAGATCGTTACATGGGATGAGCAAGGATCAACAAGTGCAGGATTAACTGTATTTGAGAAAGATTCAATTGATTTCTCAAAGCCTGTTAAGTTACTGCTTGAGCATCAAACAACAAAGCCTTTAGGTAAGTTAATTGATATTACTGCTACCGATTCAGGTTTAGAAGCAACATTTCGTTTAGCCAAAACTTTTAGAGCCGATGACGCATTAGAGGAAGCTGCAACTGGGCTTCGTGATGGCTTTTCAGTCGGAGTAAAGATTAATGAATGGAAAAATGAGGAAGGCGTGTTAAGAATTAAATCAAGCACACTTCAAGAGGTTTCCCTAGTTACAGATCCTGCAATTGATAGCGCAAGGGTCGCGGAAGTTGCAGCTAGTGAAACACCAGAGAATTCCGAAGCAGCCGCTGAGGATACAACAACAGAGGAGAACAAAGTGTCAGAGATTAATTCTGAAGCTCCTATCGCGACCGAAGCGGTAGAAGCGGCACAAGCTCCAGTTGTAACAGCAAACTACATGGCATACACAAAGCCACGCGTAGATACAAATGTTACAGCAGGACAATATGCAGCAGCA